CGTCCAGTGAGACTCCGGAAGAGGAGACTGCTGCCTTGCTGTCGAAGAAGTTCAACTTCGGTGACGACAAGTAACATGGCTGAATCAACGCAACTCAAGACTTGTACGAAGTGCGGTGAGGTTAAGCCGATTGCTCTTTTCGGGAAGAGGAAGGAAAATTGCGATGGGTTCAATGGGCAGTGCAAGGCTTGCGACGTGAGGAAGGTTCAGAAGTCTTATCGCAAGCACAAGGCGAAGCGACTTGCCGCTGCGAAGGAAAGGTATGATGCCGATCCAGAGAAGCATCGCGAGCAAACGCGCAGGTGGAGGGAATCACAAAGCGACGAGGTAATGAAGAGTTACAATAAGCAATGGCATGACAATGCGGATCGGTTCGTCATTGCTTTACAAACTTCTGCTAGGCATGCCAAGAAGCATGACTATGAACCCTGCACTGCGGATCTGCGAGAAATCAGAAGTGCCTTTACTGGTTTCTGCGACATTTGCGGTGTGGAAGAAGGGGATAAGAAACTCCTCTTGGATCATTCCCACGTGACAGGCAATTTTCGTGGCTGGCTCTGTCGTAAGTGTAACTCAATGCTCGGCTTCGTTAATGATGATCAGGACATCCTCCTGGAAGCCGTGCGATACTCAGGGAAACGATCCCATTAGTGGGAAAGGATTAGTGCAATGAGTTTGGCATTCAGTGACATAGATGATGCTGTTCTCCTGACCCAGGAAAACCTCGTCAAGCGTGGTGCCTTCCTCGACATGCAGTGCGATCTCTCAGATCACATTGCGGTTCGGGAGATGTGGAAGGGCCGCCAGAAGCAGTTCGGTGGCGGTCATCCCTGGGAGTTCCAGGCGCAGATCGATCACAACCATAGTGCTCGTACCGTCGGTCTCTTCGAGACGGATGGTTCCGCGATCACTGACACCATGATCAAGGGTTCCGTTGAGCCCCGCCATGTGAACGCGCATTACATCTACGATCAGCGCGAGCCCGCTTTCCAGCGTGGCCCGAACAAGATCGTGGATCTCGTGAATACCCGGTACGTGGGTATGATGATCTCGTGGTACGAGCTTCTTGAGGAAATCCTCTGGGGCAAGCCTGTCGATTCGACCGATGATCGTACGCCGTACGGGATCGAATACTGGATCACCGAACCTGTGGACCCCGCCAACGAGGGTTTCTATGGTGCCAATCCGGCCGGCTTCGCCTCCGGCAAGGCCGGCATCAGTCAGCTTGTGCAGGCTCGACACGCCAATTGGTTCTCCCGGTACGTTGCAGTCACGAAGGAAGACTTGATTCGCAAGATGCGCAGAGGCCATCGGAAGACGAAGTTCCGTTCTCCTGTGTCTCACACGCAGCCCGAGCTGGGTTCGATGAAGAACGGAATCTACACGAACGATAGCGTGCTCGGAATCATGGAGGAACTTCTCGAGGATCAGAACATGAACCTCGGGAACGATCTCGATTCCAAGGGCGGCCGGACGCTGTTCAAGTCCACGCCGGTTGTGTACGCTCCGTATCTCGATGACGACGCTCAGAATCCGATCTACATGCTGGATTGGAAGTGGCTTGCTGTCGGCGTGTTGAGCGGATGGGAAAGCAACCTAACCAAGCCTTACATGGTTCAGGGTAAGCATCTCGTGCGGCGAGTCGATCTCGACGCTTCGCTTCAGATGGTTTGCACGAACCTGCGTCGGCAAGCGTTGTTCAACATCGCGTAGTCTCAATCAACAACAACAAACTCTGCTTAGAGGAAAGACAACTATGGACATGAGCGTGAACGCCCATGAAAAGAGCCCCAACGGCCGCTTGCTGGTTTGCTGGTTTACTGGCACCACGGCCCTTCTCAAGGGGCAGGGCCTTTGTTACGTTTGGGACTCTGGCGATGCGGCCCTTGTCGACGGACGGCGCAGCAACAGAGTTGCGCTGCCGACGATTCTGAATGCCCGGTACTTTGCCGGTGTCGTGGCGAGACCCCGCTCGGCTAAGCCTGGCGGTCAGATGGTCGAGCTTTGGGCGCCCGGTAGCTTCTGCGAAGTCTTGTCGAAGTCTAGCACTACGATTGGTGGCGGCGTGTTGACGTGCGAGGCTGGCGGGGCGTATGCCGGTTACTTCCGCGACAAGGGTTTCGAGGGCGAGGGCACCTGTGTTCCCCTCCAGACCATCGATCGCGGTACGGATGCTGGCCCGTGCTTTGCGAAGCTCCAAGAGGGTCCGCCCTCTGGCCTCGTCGAGAACGTGGTCGCGAACACTGACGGCTTGCTTGACGGTGGGGCGACCACCTTCATGGTTGGTGGCGTGTCGTATCTCGACACCGACATCAGCACTGGCGGTAACGCCACTGCCACCCTCGCCGATGGAATTGTCCCTGGTATGCGCAAGGCATTCGTGGCTCGCGAAGCGCAGACGAACGATGTGGTTGTTGCCGTTGATAGCGGTATCGACGGACACGCCAGTGCCGATGGAACCGGCGCGCTTGGGACCATCACTCTTGACGCTGATCTCGAAGAGATTACGCTCAACTGGGATGCGTTTGACACCAACGGTGTCTGGGTTACGCAGCATGCAGTTGGCGTAACTCTTGGGTAAACAATATCCGCGCGGGATTGGCGCCGACCTGGGAGTTCTCTCTTCCTCCCGGGTCGGCTGCCTACTACTACAAGGCTTGGCGTATGGCTGAATCGACTCTTACGCTTGGGTATCCCGAGATCCGTCAAGCTGTTGCCTATTACCTCAGTTTCGGAACGACGATCGCCAACTGGACTGCTACCCAAGAAGCGATCATCGAAGCGATTGTTCAAACTGGCTATCGCCGCGTCCTCTACCCATTCGCGGCAGATGGCAATGATGCTGGGTACAACTGGTCATTCCTTCGTCCCACAACGACGTTGGCTATCGTAGCGGATGTCGGGGACTACGATCTGCCTGATGATTACGGAAGCATCATTGGGGAACTCCACTACGCACCGGATAAGCACAAAGCGCCGATCAAGATGGTTTCGCTTGCGACCATCCTGGACATGCGTTCTGCTTCAGATAGGAATCAAGCTCCGTATTGGGCGGCGACTCGCTACAAGGCATCGGATGGAACGGCTGGCCAGAAGCAGGAAATCCTCACCTACCCGGAGTCGGATGACGATTACACTCTCTACTACAGCTACGACGCTTATGCTGGCGTCATGTCTGACGCGGCTCCGTACCCGCTCGGCGGCATGCAAATGTCGGAGGTGTACAAGGAGTCGTGCCTTGCCGTGGCCGAGAGCCGGAACGGGGATGAGATCGGCCTTCATAACACTCTCTTCAAGGCCCTGCTTGACGATGCAATAATGCGTGACAAGCAGCGCGGTACGAAGAACTTCGGCCAAATGGGGCAATCGGACTACGCCAGCGCTAGGGCAACTCCTTGGCGCCGTGGCTCGAAGCTACATGATTGCGCCTACGAGATAACCTATGGTGGAGTTTACCTGTGACGGAAAAGACCTGCACGAAATGTGGCAAAAGCAAGTCGCTTGATGAGTTTTACAAACACAAGGGATACGCTGGTGGCCGCACTACCGAATGCAAGAAGTGCCTCAGTAAGAGGGCCATGGAATACCACCAAAAGAATCCCGAAAGAGCCAAGAAGGCTGGCGGGAAATGGCGAGATGGCAATGGGAGATTCCAACTTGCTTTGACGCAATCTGTTAGGCGAGCATTGGAAGATGGTTTCGTGGCCTGCAATGCAACACCTAGCGAAATTGAGCAAGCCTTTACTGGCAAGTGTCAAGTTTGTGGCATCCCGGAGGGGGAATGCACTAAGAAGCTTTCGATGGATCACGACCATGTGACTGGCGCTTTCAGGGGCTGGTTGTGTCAGAAATGCAATTGGGTTCTTGGTGCGCTGGGTGATTCGGAAGAGGGGGTTCTGGATTTGCTTGCATACATTCAAGGGGTTTACATCTGATGAAAGCTGGAGTAGCGGCTCTTACCGGCGGTTCGAGTGAATTGATCATCGCCGCTGATGAATTTAGGGATCACCTCACGGTGCAATTGCACGGCCTGAAGACAGTCGACCTTGCCTTCGGTGAGGCCGCTGCGGATGCGACCGGGATTCGGTTGTTGTACCCGGGCTGTTCAGTACGAGTCCTTGGGGCCAAGGCAAGGCTGGCCGTGTACGGTTGGGCCAGCGGTGCGGTCAACGTTGGAACCGAGACGACCGAGGATGTTGAATACCGCCCTGGGTCTTTCGCATACGGGTACTAGCGAATGACAGCCTTCTCATGGGATGTGGAAGCTGACGTTGTAAAGCAACTTCTCGCGGCGGATGAGTATCGCGACGAGTATGTCATGCAGTTGCACACGCAAGCTGAAAACGGTGCCGATCCTGTGTTCCTTGCTTTCGGTGAGGACGCCGTGACCGAAACTGGCCTTATGCTTCCTAGTATCGGCCATACGGTGCGGGTACTCGGGGCCAAGGCAAGGCTGGCATTGAGTGCGCTGAGCGCTGCCATTTCGTCTGG